TGGTATTTTTCGCGGTCGCGGAAGTAATCCGGTATTGCTAACTGTCTGGAAAGTACCGCCCAGTCCATCCATTCCGGGAAAACAACATCAAGCAAATGCTCCATCAAATACTTTTGCATCGGACGGTACGTTTTCTGATCTTCCAGCAATCCCTGCCGAGCCGATGAATAATTGACTTGCGACATATCCCGCGAAACAGCTTCGTAACTCAGGCCTATTGCACCACCCGCGAGCCGCTGGGTTGTTTTGATCATCGGGTCGACCGTAGAACTGGTACCTGCCGGAGCAACAGTAGATACTTTTTCGCCCGGGTCAAGATAGGTAACCGTCCCCTGCTCCAAAATCTCCTGTGGTGTCTCTTTTGTTTCCGGAGCAGCCTGCGTTCCCCCGTCGTATCCGCGCCCCAGTCCTGAAATTCCTGTCAACGTATTCCCGGCCTTTTCAACCACCACAGAAAGGTGCGCAAGCACACGCTCTTTTTCCACTGCGGCGTCAATCAGCTCGTTTACGTCATCAATTCGCCCGAGTGACGGGGCGGTCTGGGAGATTTCACGAATCTGGCTGGGTCGTGTCAGGTAAGGTATGTATATAATCTGACTGGCAGGTACCTTAACTGACTTTATCCAGCAGCCCCAGGCGTCATACACCTTGATAAAATAGGAGACCGCACGGCGATATTCATCAATCTCAATGCCTCCAACTACCCGGTGTTTGCCCTCGATCTGAACAGAAGTATCCAGATCGTCAACCTCCAGCAACTGCAACTTAAACTGCCCGTTCTCCATCACCTTTAGAATCAGGATTCCGCCGTCGACAAACCTGCGCCGCAGACACATGCAAGCCAGTTCAGAAAGACTGAACCGCCCAGTAATTTCACAATTTTCAGGTCGGCACCAATTTTTCCAACACTGTTCAATCCGCGTGTTCAGCGTTTCATCTTCCTTGTTACCCTGCATTACTTTGGACTGGAGAACGAACCCGGAACCGACAACATTACGCTCCATAGCCAGGATCTCTGCACCGAGAATATCGCTGTTCCGTTCCAGATCTCGCGCTCTCGCCCGTATAGTATCCCGACTGCCCTGATTGCTTAGCTCACCGCTTGCATTCTGCGTTGTCCAACCTGCGCTGCGCGAACTGGTGTCGGCCGCAGAGTAAAAACTCCGTGAATACTGGATCCACGCCTCACGTCTGCAAGCCGTCTTCGGCGCAATCGGCAGGAGAATCCGGTTTATAAGGCTCATCTTACGTTCCAATCGCTCACCTCCTTCTTCGCAGAACGGCAACCGTCGCCGGCGGGCGTTCCATTCGGCTGATCTGATTATTCAGGGAATTCCACTCTCCGTACAGCGTGGACAGGTCTGCCCGCCGCACTGTTCTCTGACCTATCCGGTATTCCTGAGCCCCATTCTCAATTTTGTTGATAGCCTGCAGGATACCGTCCCGCCGGCTTTTCAATTCATCTATTGTCAAAATTTCCACCGCCCTTTCCGAAAGGATTTTCCGCTATGCAGCGGATTCTGCTGTTGTGCTTTCGGCGGTTCGTTTACCGGCAGCTGCTTCGGAGGTTCTGAAGCAATTGATTCGCCCTGTCCCTGTCGTGCTTGATTTGCATGCAGCGTACGGATTCCAAACACGTCCGCGGCACAGGCAGCGTATACTTCGCAGTCAAGATAATGGTTGTCTCCGCCAGTCGCCTTTTGTACCCAGTGGCGAATCAGATGACCGCGCACCCGCTCCACAACTTTCTGTTCCGCTGTAATCATCTCCGCATACTCCGGATCACAGTCAGCATGCAGATACCAGCCGCCGTTGTCCTCATCTCTGAAAATCCGGGAGAAGATCATGTCCTTGTAATAATCCGTATCGACGATCAGCAGGGTCATCCCTTTTGAAATTCCGTCCCTGTCAATAACCGACGGACGATATTTCGTAATCATACGGCTACTTGATCCCTTGATCGGCACCGTCCATTCCCGATTAACTGCACAAAAATCATAGACATCATCCGTCTGATCTCCAGAGTCCACACAGCACAGATTCACCTGATATTTCACTCCATTTTTATCCCTGTACCAGCCATTCATAATTTCTTCTATCTCTGTCCAGGTAAACACCTGTCCGTGCAGCACGTTATAACTTGTCATGTTTGCACGCCAGGCGCGGATAGTATAATAAAAGCTTTTCCTCTGTACATCCACTCCGCCGGTCAGCATCACAGTATTCGGCGGAACTACCTTTGAGGGATATATACTTTGCTTTTCTTTAAGCAAGCGCTCAGCATTCAATTCCTGTTCAATTTCCTTAAAAGGTTCCCCCAGCCAAGAGTTGATAAAGTTCTGCAGCAACTCCGGCTGATCTTTACTATCCAAGAACTCCGAAGCAATATCGCCGAATCGTAAAAGCGGAGAATAAAAAGCGTTCAGACGAAAAGCGATTTTTCGACGGCTGCCGTTGGTCCGTACCGCTTTCCATTCACAGTGCCGCACCATTTCATTTCGATCCGCGTCCGAAATGAGACACCCGCATTCTTCGCAAACATAAAACGCTTCCCTCCTTGCCTGGTCCGGAGCGCTGCCGTCCGGCCATTTTAATTGCCGGAATTTAAAAGTCCAACTTGCACCGCAATGCGGACAGGAAACAAAGCATTCCATCTGAGTATCGGCTTTCAGCCAATTCTGCCAGGTCGGGCCTGACTCGAAAACCGGGGTCGAAACACGAACAGTCTTTTTATTTGCCGGATAAGACTTCTGCCGTTCCATAGCCAGTTTTGCCGGACTTGCTTCCTTGCCGGCCTGTATAGGATACTTATCCTCTTCATCAAGAAAAACATATCGGATCGGAAAACTCGCCAGATCGCTCGGAGAATTCGCCCCAACAATTCCGATATTGATTCCTCCAGTAAAATTCAGATCAAGCCTCTTACTGTTCTCATCAAACCTTTTTCTCAATTCCCGACAATTCTTCATCATGGGCTGTATTCGGTGATCACTGATGCGTTCGGCCAATTCTTTTTGCGGATAAACCACTAACATTGGCCCCGGATCCTGACATATCGCCGACCCCATCATATTAAGGATTGCTTCTGTTCCACCTACCTGAGTAGCTTTAATAAATTCTTCCTCCACAACTTCCGGATCCGAAAATGCATCCATAACTTCGCGGAGATAGGGAACATAATCCGTTCGCCAGGGACCGGGCTTACTTGATTCCGAAAGAGACAATATACGATTTTCATCAGCCCACTCGCTTACCGTTTTCTTTCCCGGCGGTCTAAGCGAGGCCAGAGCTGATCGTAACCAGTCCGGGACTTTGTACGCATTCAAGGCTCATCGACCTCCGGCTGGTAAACTCCGTCAATTGACATTTGAGTAAGCGCGTCGGAAATTCGATCGTTAATCATCTGGTCAACCCTCCGGGCCTCGTCCGCATCAACATAGGAAGCAACCGTCAGCCCAAGCTCATGCCCCAAACCAAAAACGGAGCTTTTGAATACAGAGAAAAACCGGGACAGGTTTTCTACAATATCCGTCTTTGAAAGATATTCTCCGCCCGCGATCTGATTTTTAAGTCGCGAGGATTCCAATTGTTCCTTTTTCAGTTCCGCTTCATAGTGGGTCTTCAGCTGAGACGGCGTCATTTTGTCAGGATCACTTCTCGCGGCCTCGGCCAACTTCTCACCTTCCCGCTGTGCATTCCATTCGGTGACAGCCTTAATGTCGTAATAGCCATGTCTTACGCGGGGACAACCAGCCTTCATCCAGTTGCTGAGAGTCGCTGCTGTTACCCCAAAATACGCTGCCGCATATCGCGTACAGGCAATGATCGTCCCGGCCCCGAAATACAAATCTCCTTTTTGTTCAGACTTTTCTTCATCCACCATGAAAATTCCCCCTTCCCCCGATCAGTGCATATCGGAACTCTGCCTCCAAGCCTATCAGACCAAGAAACACAGAAAAAACAACGCCGCACTTTTCGGCATTCTGCCGAATCCTACACCTTTCCCCGATCCGGTCGCCAGCGACCGTTGGCTTTGGCACTTTGCATAAATTTTGCCATTATGGGGCAGGAATCCGGCTTTTCAAATATTCAAAGCACTTTTTTTGATTTTAATCCGGGTATTCCTCGGGCCTCGCAAGACCCGCAACGGGGGTACCGGGCTGGAAGGACCCGCAACCCGCACCACACCTAGGCTTTTCAGTGCAAAACCTCTGCATCATTGTGGAAAACCCCCGTCCGCAGGCGCTTTTGGCAGCAAACTGTTGAAAACTTTTCGCTATCCCTTGAATTCACCTAACCCCTTTGAATTTGGAGTCAATTTGAATTTGGGTACAAAAAAAGAGATATGCCCTTGCGAGCATACCTCTCTGAGCATTATTATATGTCAATAACGGTATGCTTTTCAAGATGACATCTGCGGACAAACACGGACATTTAAGGACAACTTTCAGGAAAAGAAGCCGCTGCATTTTGCCAGCTCATGCATCGCCTGAACCATCAGGCGGCTCATATGACGCTTTGAATAGGAATAAACCTCGCACATCTGCCGATCGCTCATCCCCTGAATGTACTTACTTTCGATGAAGCCCCGAAGACGATCGTCCTTCATCAGACATAGAGCATCATCCAGCTGTTGCCGTAAGCCTCGCACCTCCACTGCCAGACGTTCGCATTCCTGCCGGGTTTGGATCGCTGTTTCCTTTATCTCATCAGGACCGACAGATCCAGTACGTATCCGAGTTCCACCCGATGGCCCCATGCTGAGGCTTTCCCATCGTGCTGCATCGTCGCATTTCATCTTTAACCGGTCAACTGCAATCAGATACCGCCTTAATTTTTCTTTCTTTTCTTCATCATTCATTTAGAAATCCTCCTTTATGGATACTCATGGACAGATAATGGAAGACATATAGGCCAAATAATATAGAATAGCCTTGTCTTTGTGGATACTTGTGGAAGCATGGAAGACAGTTGATAAACTTTGCATATAAAAATATATAAGAGGAAGTTTCTGAATGTCCCTCCAAGTTTCCATGCCCCTCCATTTATTGGGGGGAAGAGGGGGCCATTGCCGCGAACTGATTTCCCGCTTCGGACAAAGAAATGTCCACAAATTCATTGAAACGCGCCGTCTTCCGCTTATAAAAGTGATAATTATCCTGCAGATCAAGAGAAAACTTGCTTTGCGAAGCGGGATACCGTTCTCCTCTGTCAGTACACCATGCCCGGTATACGGAATAGAGTTTACCTGACGGAATAGAACATCCCGCGGCGCTGATCACGCAGTCATCCACAAACTGTTGCATCTTATCCATTTCTTTCCGATACTCTTCATTGGCGGCATTCACCTTCGCGCAGGAAGGCATTCCTTTCTTGTACCATTCGACAGCGCCTTTGAGCGCCCACTGGAAGATACCTGCTTTCTCCGTCTGCAACTTCTCGGCAAGATGGATATCCTTTTTCTCATCGGGAATCTGCGCAACAAACGGCAGCATGCGAACGCGCCGCCAGATACCGTGATCGCTGTGTTTAATAATCGGTTTTACATTGGTCGCCATCACAATCTTGAATTCCGGTCGGAACTGGAATTCTTCACGGTACAGCCGACGGGCCGTAATGACATCCTCACCGGTCATTGTCTTAACCAATGCTTCATCCAGGACACAGCCGCCGGACGGCTCCGATGTCGTGACCAGACGGACACTCTTCAGGCGGGCTATGTCGGATCTGGCCGCGGAGGAGTTGCCCCTATCAGCACGCATAATCGTGTCTGACTGTGCATTTTTGGTGTAGTCACCGAACAGTGAGCTTATCATATTTACAAAAGTGCTTTTTCCATTGGCACCGGTCCCATATAAGAAAAACAGACACTGTTCCGCAGTGGATCCGGTCAGAAAATATCCAACCATACGCTGAATGTACAGCTGAAGCTCTTTATCTCCTTGGGTGATTTCATTCAGAAATTTCATCCATAAAGGACATTGCGCCCCCTCTATGTACTCGACGTCTGCCAACAGTGACATTTTCAGCCGCCGATCATGTGGGCGCAGCTGCCCGGTCTTTAAGTCTACAATGCCATTGGAAACATTCAGCGCGTCCTTATAGCGGTCCAGTTCATTCGGGAGGATAGGAATCCCGGGAAGATGCTGCGTTTCCTCGATCATAGCTTTTTTTGATTTACTGGAGCGTGTCCTGCGGATATGTTTGAGCATGGTATCATTTGCCTCCTTATTTTCACCCGGAGAAGCTTCTTTCCACATTCTTTCAAGCAGATCATCAGCCAGACGTTTCACTTCTCCGGTCTGGTCTTCCGTCCAACGCTGGCCCGTCCATATCATCCATATTTTATTTATGTGGTCGAACTTAATCCCCTTGCAATAAGCATCCCGGAAACGATACGCATTGCCGGTATCGTCAAGCGTATACATTTTCGGGTCTTTCAATATTTCCGGATCCTCCGGGGCTGCAGGCGGTGGAGCTAGGGGCGATACAGATTCTTCTTTTGGATGTTCCGGAGGCGGTTCCGGGAGAGGAACTGGATCACGTGTAATCTTTCGATCGAAGGGGATAAACGTTTTTTCTTTCCCCTTTGTTGCACGGGAAAGCGTATATTGACCATAGGACTTTTTTCCACCAACGGAACGATCC